TAGGAGTTGCCTTATACTTATCAGCATCAAGAAACTCGTCAGGCTGTGCTTGATAACGCTGTAGAGATAGTTCTGTACCCGGAGGAAGTTCAGGATTCTCGGCAAGTTCAGCCATCCTACCTAATGGCGTAGTCTTACCGTACGGATCAACATAGGACTGCTTAGAACCTACAGCTTGTTTAAATCTATTATAACCGCCTTCACCGAATACACCTAGATACCCGGTATCTCTAGCAGTCTTGCGCTCTCCTAGTATGTCGAGAATAGACTTTAGTTCTAGTACGGCTGGATCATTAGGGTCAGTAGCATTCTTAGCAGCGTCGATCTTTTCCTGTAGATTAAGATCTTCTGGAATACCTGTACCGCCTAAAAGGTCTTGGCGAATTTTATTAGTTTCTGGATCTAGGAATGCTGATATACCTGTCTCGTATTGGCCTACAGTACCTCTAGTAGTTTGATACCCCTGGATCGTTGTCACATCTTCTGCTGATCTACGGAAAGGATCAGAGGTCTGTTGCTGGTATTGTCCTGGTAACTGTTGCAGGGGGTTACTAGGGAATAGACCTTGATAATGCGCGTATAGTGCTTCATCGCGGGTAGGCGCTCTACCATACTGCTGCATGAACAGGCTGGTAGGCTGGTACTGACTCTGACCTGTAAACCCAGGATCTTGAGCAACATCGGGTCGGGCTGTTAGATATGCGTCTGGGTCGAACTCGGCATAAGACAAAGTTCCCTCTCGTGGTGTATAATCACCAGAGCTATAATAATCACTATAATTATAGTTGCCGATCTGAACCATGCCTTACTCTTTTCTTTTATACAGGATAATTCATTAGGCCAGATGAAGACACTGGCTGAGTTACTTGGTCTCGTGGATCGACTGTCATCGGACCCATCGGACCCATAATGGTTTGTTGACCTTGGGCTGGTGGGGCAAACTTTTGGGTTTGGGCATACTGAGTAGCAGCCTGAGTAGCCCCACCCGGTTGAATACCCGCTGTAGCACCCATAGCAGCAACAGGGGCAGCCATACCCCCCATAAGAGAGCGTTGCTGTTCTACGCCGGTGTTGACTTGCTGGCCTACGTCAGACACCTGTCTAGCAATCTGTTCTCGACCTGTCATACCGGAAGTCTGGATCTGAGCACGCTGACGTTGGGCTTCACGCTGATACTGTTCCGCCGCCCGCTCTAGTGCGTCAATGTTTTGAGATACGCCACCGACTGCGCCAGTGATATCCTGAATACCACCGGTTAGCTGTTGACCTAGAGCCTGTTGACCGCCCATAAGACCGGCTTGACCGGAGAATAAAGTAGTGGGCTGACCTTCGCCTGGAGCACCGATTGCCCCTTGAATTGCACCTTGACCAGCACCAAGTGCCTGTTGACCGCCGAGGATACCTTGCTGACCGGTTTCTAGACCGGTGATACCAGTTTGGATATTCTCTTGCCCGGTCATAAGACCTTGCTGACCTGTCCCTAGGCCAGTAATACCGGTCTGGATATTCTGCTGACCTGTCTCTAGGCCAGTAATACCGGTCTGGATATTCTGCTGACCGGTCATAAGACCCTGCTGACCTGTCCCTAGGCCAGTGATACCGGTCTGAATAGGAGAAAGATCTGGTGCCTGACTAGGTTGTACGACCGTGGTTGTACCGGGCGCGAAGGAACCAGAACCATAGATGTTAGACAGAGCGTTAGCCGCAGCCTGTCGTTCAGGGGTTGCACCAGAGATATACTGCTGAAACCGTTGAGTAGGATCGGCTGAGAACTGGCCACTGTATCCAGTTGCTTGGCGAAGGGCGGCATGATACTGGGGTAGACCAGCCTGCACTTCGGCCTGTGAATAGTACAATTGCCCGTTAACTGCTGTAGGCATGATATTACCTCTTTTCTAATACTTTGTCAAGTTTATCTTCAAGCCGGTTGAGACTTTCCATAACCCGTCTCATATCTTCTCTAAGTTCTACACGAGTGGCATATTCTTCCCTAGTCTCTTGAAGTTTGGCTTCTAGTCGTTTAATCTCTGAGAATAAGGACTTGAACACCCATGCAGCAGGAGCCACTATAAGAGATAGAACTATATTCCAGATAATTGTGGGAGAAAGGTCCATCTACTTTTCTATCCCGATTAAATACTGTCCGCAGATGACGAGACATTAGTAATTCCCCAGTGAGAATTATTTCTAACATCAATCGCATCTAGTTCTACCGAAGTCATAGAGTCGATACTGTCTTTTAGAACCCAAGCCTTCTCATAAAATGATTGAACATGTGCTTGTACGATCAGACCAAGAGCAATAACCTCTTCTGGAGAAAGGTTATGAGTTACATCATTAGCATCACGGAACTTCAAGACTGCATCAGGTGTACCTGCAACAACCTGAGCAGTTGTAGTCACCGCTTGGATATTACGAAGATCAGTATCGTTACGAGCATCCGCTGGAATGATTCGGCTGCCATCACCTGCTAGGTCACAATTGACTGTACCCGGCCACCGACGATCACGTTCTTGGTTGACGGACTGCTTTAGCTGATCTTTCTTTTGTTCGATTTCGGATGGGGTGCGGTCTCTGGCAATCTCATTATATACCGCGTCGTCACCGACACTATAATATGGGCTAACGACTTCGCGGGTTTGACCTGCGGTGACAGAAGGAATAGGTTGAATCTTATATACCCCGAACTCTGTCTTAGCTCGGTCCTCGGGGAAGCCTTCTTTGAAAGGAGAGGCGGGAGCGATTAGAGATGCGAAAGTGCCAGATGCGACTACTGCACCGTCTTCGACTTTAGAGCATTTTGTATTTGAAAATATCACATCTGTAATAAGTTTCATGGTAGCTTTCTTTCTTTTAATTTATTTATGTTTTATGATACTGTATGAGTCCCAGAACCGGAAGTATAAGTAGTAGTTCCAAAACCATCTGTTATCTTGATGGAACCCGCGGAGCCATTAACTTGCCCTGTTACTGCACTAGGAGGCGATAAAGTAAACGATGTAGATACTGTACCAGAATAGTCTGTAGTATTTACAAAAGATTCACCGCCTCGACTTGGTGCACCACCATCTCTAGTGGAATTTGTTCCACCACCGCCACCACCTGAAGATCCGGTTCCAGGAAATGAAGTTGAACCATTACTACCATCTTTTGAACCACTTCCTCCTTGATTAGAAGGTGCATTGTTATTTTCAGAACCTGAAGTTGCGTATGATCCGCTACCACTATGTGAGGTTGCTCCACCACCACCTGCGGCAACGACTAAAACTGTATTGTCAGAAGTGATATATACCGCTGAAGAGCCTCCACCACCGCCTGCCGTTTGGTTGGCATCTTGTGAAGCACCATTACCGCCATTTCCAAATCCACTTCCTCCAGAACCCCCTGTGGATAAATTAGGTCCTATAGAACCGCCATTACCAATTATGTAAGATAGGCTTGTGCCCGATGGAATTTGAAATATGCCAAGAGAACGTCCACCAGCTCCAGAAGTAGAATTGCCGCCAGCGCCGTAACCACCGCCACCCGAGCCACCAGTTGATTCAATCGTGACAGACACAGTATTATCGCCAGCACCAATCAACGCTGCTCTAGAAGCTCCAAGCATTAGCTAAAATCCTGTCCGCCTGTGAAGCCGTACCAAGTTGTACCGCCATCAGTAGTGATAAAGGTGAATACATCAGTGGATGAGAGTGTCGAGGTAATTGTAGGTGCAGACCCACCAGCCCACTCTACCGAAGCAGGCCATGTAACTGTCCTCGACCCTGTACCATCCTGGTTTTGGATAAGCGTAAACGCCCCAGCACTGCCAGAAGCAGGTGGGTTGCTAAAGGTATAGGTGCAGTTATCTGTTAGAGTTAGGTTGAATACGTTACCGTTTTCTAGATCAATCGTGTAAGTTGCGCCTGTGTTAGCGACTACGGCTGTTTCTGAATAGTCTTTTAGTTTGACCCGATTGACCTCTTGATCATTTCCGGACACAACACTTGATAGAGTAACTGCGTCAACGGTCAGCGTATTGCCGTTCATGTCAAACGCACCACCAGCCGTCAGTGCGTCCACATCACTTAGGGTCCAGCCGCTATTCTGAACGGTACTGCCACCGGTTCCATCAAAGCGAACTAAGGCATTATCCGTGGAACTGGCCGGGCCAATTACACCAGCGGTTGTTTGATCCGTATTGTCGGGGAACCTAAACCCTGTAGTAGTGGAATGAATACGCCCTGCTGTAGTTACATTACCGCTATCATCGATAGTAACAGAACTGTTCTGGGTTGTCGTACCAGAAGTTCCGTCCCACCGAACCACCGCGTTATCTGTAGAACTACCTGGACCCGCAAGATCTCCTGGATCGCCCTTATCTCCAGACACATCGATACTAAAATACAGATTATCCGCATCAGAGAACGGTGAGGCACCGCTAGATGCTTCAACAGTACCTACAAGTTTAGTATATCCAGTAGCGGAGGTAAGAGTTGTAATCTTCATCGTAATAAAGTTTTCCGGCGCAAACTCTTTACGAATAGTTACATAACCAAGTACAGAGGAAGGATTGTTACCTCCTGATAGTAGTGCAATAACTCCGCTTACATTTGTACCGTCGTTATCTTCATCATCGATATAGATTTCTGTAGCAGCATTTTGTGTAGCATTATTTAATCTGACAAGACCAGAACCCGGATCAGAGTCAGTTGTGGTGGTACTAAATGTGTATTGGAGAGAAGTTCCTGGGTCACTAAGATTACTGATACCCGAGATAGTTCCGCCTGTAATTGTTACGTTATTAGCATTCTGAGTAGCAATCGTACCTAGACCAAGCGTAGTCCGTTGAGCAGAAGCATTAGCATCATCTAGCAGTGCCCGACCGGCTGAGGTGAGACTGGTGGTGGCATAAGTATCGGATGATGTGGTGTAGATCATCTGGTCGGCTGTAGTGGTCAGACCGGAGATAGACTGTAGACCAGCGTCATAGGCTTGAACATTAGTACCGATTGCTACACCGAGATTAGTCCGGGCGGCAGAAGCAGTAGACGCACCTGTACCACCATCAGCAATTGCTAGATCAGTGATGCCGGTGATAGATCCACCTGAGATAGTAACAGTGGTAAAGGTTCCCCCGTTAGAGACTGTAGCACCTGAGAAATTAATAGTGCTACCGGTTGATACGGTAAGGTTAGTAACCGTAGCCGCAGCAGGGGTGGTAGCACCGATGATAGTGTTATCAATAGTACCAGCATTAATATCAGCGGTGTCAGCTACCAGAGAATCAATATTAGCGGTACCGTCGATATATAGATCCTTGAACTCGAATGAGGATGAACCTAAATCAATATCGTTGTCAGTGAAAGGTACAATAGCCCCGTCTTGGATACTGATTTGACCTACCGAATCGGCACTGGATTCTACATAGAAGTTGATCTGATTAGCACTGGTATCTACAAAGATAAGATTGTTCTGGTCGGAGTCAGCGATACGATCAATAGGTGGACCTTCGGCAGCAGTACCGTCGTGCTTGTGGCCGGTGGAATTATTAAACGCCGCAAGGATCTGGTTAAACTCGGCATTAAGCGGCGGAGCAGATACGATCTCACCGTTAAGAATCTGAGCTAAAGACTGACGTGTATAACCTGCCATTATCTATATCCTGCTTCTTGGAAAGTAAGGCCCCAGCCTTGAATACTATAAGGTGCTTCTGTACCGATTGACGTAATAACGAAACTAACGGACCTACCAGACCCTTGAATATTCTTTTCTAGAACGGGGCTACTAGAACCCCCGAAAGTAAAGGTTGACCCGTAGGTTCCTCCGGTAGAGAAATAACGAAGGATTGCACCTTGAGTAGACATGGAGTAAGAGTTAGGGTTATACTTGTTAGGATCGTCCCAATCATAGTACACCGCTAAGTTAAACTCCGACGTGCCTTCTGGTCGGGTATAGATAGAGAGTTTATGAAATATCTTACGTCGTTCTGTACTATCAAAATATAAGAACGGGGTAGCGTAGACAGCAATAACATCCGCACCGTTAAACGAGTTACCCGACTCTTGCTTGAATACATATCCGTCTAGATCGCCGTGAACCGTGGTCTCAATACTGTTGATGGAGTCAGAGTACGCCACGAAAGATCGGATACCTAGTAGCTCCCCAAACTCCCAGCCTACGCTGTTATTAGCAAACCGGAGACCCCCGATAATACCGAAAGCATCGGTCACGGAACCGGTTTCACTAGGGAAAAAATATCGAAACTGAGACTTGTTCTTGATAACTACAGAACTCATCAAATCCAAATTATAGTTTTCAGGAAGGGCTTGTAGGATTTGCTGAATTGGTTTAGATACAGTCTGTAGTTCAATATCCCCGATACGGGCTGTACCCTGGATAGGTCGGATGCCATCTGATGCTAGGAACAGGATATCACCACCGATCTCGATAATACTATCAGAAGCGATACAACCGATATTACTTGTTACTTCTGAGAGAACAAAGTCTGACGAGTTGTTACCTTGTAGTCGTTTGATCTGCCGTTCACCGAATATATATAGAGCATCACGGAACTTAGCTATACCAGTAACGGTAAAACCTGCGTTAATCTCTCCTGCACCACCAGCCGGATCATATCTTAGGTCTGAGTTAGGGTTACTAAAGGTGATACTGTTGGAGTTAGCCTCAGAACCGGCAAAGAATAGGTGGTTTCGGAAATCCGTGACGAACTTAACACCTTCGATATTTGCGATATCTATATGGGTATAGAACCAGTTTACCGCTGTACCACCTTCATTGTTCTGAGATGATGTAGCGGTAGCGGATATAACGAAGGTATAAGAGTCCGCATCAACCACGGTAGCAATAGTATAATCATTACCATTAATGTCTTCCGTACCGATATCGACATCGACATTGCTGAACTTGACAATATCCCCGACGTGCATACCATGAGCAACATGAGCTACAGTGACTATACTGGTTCCGTTGCTGATTGAGAAAGGGTTAGATAGTGGATCTTCGGTTTCAGTTAGACCAGAACCCTGCCTGTCATATAGTTCAATAGGTGTTGCTGAGTTATGTCTTAAGGGACGATTGACCCCGTCTACGACAATTACAACTTCTGACCCGGTAAAGCTATGCTCGTTAGTTCTGAGTTTAGTTACGCCGACAGCACTTCGGGTATTAGTATCTGAGGTGTTGTTTACCGCTGACCAGCCTACACCATCAGTATTATCATATATAGTGTAGTATCGGCTGACCGTGTAAGTGATATTAGCGGCTGTACTGGATACTGTGCTGTCCGAAGCCTCGTCAGCGACAAAGGTAAAACTGTCAGCCGTAGCAGTCGAAGCCACATTAAATTCAGTATTGTTAAGATCTAACCCGCCAAGGTTAACATCAATGTTACTAAAGGTGACCCATTCTCCCACAGATAATCCATGAGCAGTAGAGGTAACAGTTACAATTGAACTACCAGAACTAAGGGAGATAGCGCCTACAGGTAACGTTGCCGAAGTAGAATCAACTGAGTTACGTCTTGCGGCATAAACCTTGTTGCTGTGAATCCAGACACCGAGGACTTTACCAGCACCAGGGACTTGTGGATTATCAGCATCGTAATATTCATAACCGTTAATCCGTCTATACCCACCAAACTGTGAAACCTCAAAGTTTGTCATACGGATTGCTGAACCCGGTTCAGTACCGGCAAGGGTTAGCGCATCCTCGTTAGTGTATAGACCGCCTCTAGCAATGATTGTTACATCGCGGAGATTGTCAGCCATTACTTACTTCCTGCCGGTACGTTAATTAGTCTATTAACCCTGGTGTCACGAAGATCAGTAAAGTTGTTGACTAGGATTTTCCGCATGTTCTCGATACCACGAGTAAACCGCTGCTGGGCAATAGTAGCCTGTTGGGAATTATCCCGGAACATATAGCAGTGATACATAGCGCCATCGATCACTACATTCTTAAACTGGTCAGGAACAGACATGGTATCAGTGGCGTTGGTTAATGTAGTCTGATACTGGTAGTAATCGTAGTTGATAGTGTAGGCTTTGTCTGGGATAGGGCTGAATGCAATTTCATTACCGAGAGTACGATAAACATAGATAGGGGTATCGTAATCCTCTGTCCCAGCGTTACCGTCTCTGATGTAGAACCGCTGAATGTAAGTGTCGTAGTTAATCTGTCTCAACCTTACCGCACCGATATTCTCTGCTTCATCCTTGACAATGCGAAAGGAATCCCAATCTACCACTTTCATATCGCTTGGTGCTGCATAGGTTGACGTGCCAGCTACCAGGGTTAACGAACCTGTCTGGTGGTTAAACGGAAATCCAAACTGTTCCTGACCGATTTCTTCCAAAGCGATATTGACCGCATCCTTAACGGAGGCATGAAAACCAATAGCGGTCGCAAATTCGTCCGAGGTAAGCTGGACTTCATTCAACCGCTTTAGTGTATCATTGACCAAGGTTAGAAAAGTTGTCGCCATTTAAGCAGCCTTTAACCAGCGAACAGGGAAATCATCCTGCAAAGAATAGGAATGTTTATTGATATTGTTTTGAATCAAACACTTTAGTAATGTGTCACCGTATAGATTAAACCTGATACCTTTTTGAGTATGTAGTATCTGGATAATCTTCATTGCTTCTTCTGCCATACCGATATATTCAGTTGTGGTATAGTAAAGATTATTAGTGATAGGGCAGGATACGGTTACTTCTTTATAGGTTTCGTCGTGCTTGTTTTCTCGGTTGACTCGGTAATCATCTACTGTTTTGTTATAACCGCAGTCAAATCCGAACAGGTTTATTTTCTTATATCCGAGCCATACAGATAAAAGAATAGCATGAACAGTGGAGTTAGATCCAGCAGACATACATTTATCAGAAGGTTGCCACGTCTTGGAAGTGACAGTATCTATCATATATGTTTTGTAATTCTTTAGCGCGTCAAATAGACTAGGGTCACACTGAGAGGAAATAATGTAGTTGGTTTTTTTGTTTAGTTGGGCTTTATTACCGGACTCTCTAGGATCAATAGACACGCTGTATCTTGGATCGCAACCGATAGAGGTTAGGTAATTAACAGTCTTAGACGCAAAGATATCGTTCTTAGAAATACGAAGGAACTTCTCAAACTGTCTAATACTTGGACCGGCAGCACAAATATTAATTTCTTCGCTACGTTTATGTGGGCTGTTCTTTAGTTTGGGAAGAGATGGTAGGTCGCGGTTCCTATTAATTTCGTAGTTAGACTTGAGAGTCTCTTCTGAAACTGAACAGTGTAATTGTACCATGCAATCTCCAAGTAGTCAAGGGGAGACCCCGAAGGATCTCCCCAAGTTTGTTAGGCGAAGTCGCGACCAACCTCAGCCGGACCAGGGATCTCGGCAAGGTCAGACATGTAAGCAACAACACGGATAACACCGTTAGCCGGTACGACAGAACCGCCGACGTTTAGCTTTACGTCAATGGTGTCAGCCGAAGCGACAATAACAGAGTTAGCGCCGAAGGGAAGCAGACCGTTTGAACCGGCAGCAGCCCAACCGACAGTGTTGAAGTCACCGCCGTCGACAAAGCTGTCACCAGCAGCAACATCGATGTCAAAAGTGGCAGCGGTGGAGGAATCGACAGTCTCGACGTAAGCAACCGCACCGTGGACTAGAGTGTTAGCCGGAACCGGGATAACCTCTAGAATATCGGCGTTAGCAAGGGCGGAACCCTTGGCGGTGGTTGCATCAGCCATAGAGACAGTCTTCTCTACGGTGTATGGTACGTTAGCACCAGTACGCGACTTGTGGTTGGTAGTGGAACCATTAGTTAGATCGTAAGCCATGATTCATACCTCCCTTATTCGTACACGTTATAGATGGCGCGGGTGACTGCTTCTGGACGAAGTAGCTTACGGCCATAAAGGTGCAGACCACGAACAACGTCGCTAAAGCTGTCATTGTCGCGATAGGTCTCTACCTTCTCGATCTGAGAAGCGGTAGCAACGGCAGAGTCGTGACCGGCAATGATAACACCGAAGTTAGCGGCGGAACCACCGGTAGCGACAGTACCCGGACCAGTACCAATAATCGGCAGGTTGTTTGACATGTAGATGCGGAAACCGCGAACCATGCCATCGACGATACGACCGTTACGGAGGATATCGCCTGCATCCTGGCGACCGGCAAAGTCATTGCTTAGTAGCTTTGAGTTTTCGTCGTTAAGCTGCTCGGCAAAGACTGGATCGACAACTAGCCAACGACCGTCACGATCAACGTTCTGCTGGTCTAGCTTGCGAGCCATACGGTTGATAACAGCCAGTGGCGAGATAGCACTGGTGTTCTGACCGACCGGAATGGAGTTAGCAGTACCACCGAAGTCGCTAAGGTCTAGCTTCATGGAAGCAAGAAGACCATCAGCATCGGATGACACCGGATCAGTACCGGATTTGTCAGCGGCAACACGAGCGGTACTAGCATTGGCATGTAGAGCGGCCTGCTTGTAACCGGACATGTAACCGAAGATCTCCTGGTCAAACTGGTCACGAAGGCGATAACCAGCGCGATCAGTAGCAAGAGATTCGAAGTTCACATGGGAATGTGCAGCTTCAATGTCATCGATCTTGAACGCGAAGTAGTTTGCCTGATCGATAACAAGAGTGAAATCTTCGTCGTCCAGATCCTGTGGGACAACCTGTGTACCACGGGAATAAGCCTGAACAGAGACTTCTGGCTCTTTGATAATACGAACGGAATCACCAAAGTTGGAGATCTCGCCCATGTAGTCGTTGTTAGTGATGTCCTCAACTACTGAGGTTTTCCGAAAGGCAGTTTGTACCTTCTTAGAATAGATAACTGGACTAAAGTTACCATTAGGAAGGTTACCATATCCTGCCGCACTCCTAAATGCCATGAGTTTTCTCCTTTCAAAAAGTGCGGAAAAGAGCTAACGTCGGTCATCCAAGGCTGACAAAGGATAGGGTGGGTAATTAAACCGGCCTAGTTTATCAGGTAGTTGAAAGCGAAGGTTAGCCGCTGTCGAATTGTAAGCGGTGGTCCCAACCTCGGGAGGCGCTTTGGTATTAATATGCACTATTATAGTCTAATCCTAAAATGGTGTCAAGTAAAAAATTACCTAGCACCACCTGAAATATCATAATCAAAGTTACCGGAACGGATAGCGTTCTCGATATCCTTTTCAAACTTTTCGTATTCTTGGGCTGTTAGACGCTTAACCCGAGACTCTGACCAAGTGACTTTGCCATCACTCAGGTCTTCTCTGCGGTTCCGGGTCGGTACTGACCGGGCTGCGTCAGTGTCCTTAGTGCGCTTCTTACGGCCATTCTCTGATTTATACAGGTCAATAGCCTTAGCGGCACCTAAGAAATCCGTATCGTTATCATACAGTGCGCTTTGAATCCACCTAGGCTGCTGAGAAACCCACTCATGGAAAGATTTGTCCTGGCGTAGTTCATCGAAGTCCGGATGAAGTCGGGCTAGTTCTTTCTCGGCTTTCTCCCGCGCAATCTTAGTCTCTAGTTCCTCGACTCGTTTTAGCCGCTGGTCTACTTCGCCTCGTGCTTCCATAGCCTTTTTAGTAGCGATAGTCTCAACGATCTTAGCAACGTCTGGATACTTCTTAGCCCACGCATCAAGTTCCTCGTCAGACTTAGGAAGTTTAATCTGCTTCTTAGTAAGAGACCCAACCTGCTCTTGTAGTGATCGTAGTTGGCGATTGTTTTCCTCCTGAGTTCGCTGCATATGGCGTCGAAGGTCTCCATAACGCTTCTTAAATGTAGCTTCTTCTGCATCAAGGTTAGCATCTTCCTCTTCTTCTGCGCGCTGTTCAGGGGATTTGTTTCGTTCAGCTTCTAGTTCTGCTAGTTCTCGTTCATCCCGTTCTGCCCGGTTGTTCCGGTATTTCATGGTAGTATAGTTATTTTCTTCTACTTCTGCAACCACAGACATGATAGTCTCCATTCGGGGGCCTCTAGTAGCCTCTCACCACGAGAGGGGTATAGGGTAGCCCTCAGATTTGACCCTATAGTTCTTCGTTAGGGTCACTCATAATTCCGATAGTCCTTAGAAAACCGGGTGTAAAAATAGATGATAAATTTAATGAAGCCGACTCAATAGAAGTCGCCCTACGTGATGTTGGTACGTAGCCGATACCCTTAACATAGGTATAGCCTTCATAGGGATCTGTTGGCTTTTCTTCTTCTACTACTTCTGGTTCTAAGTCTTCCACGAATTCGCTCATGCCACCGCCATGCCCCTCTCCTGGGCCTGGGTCACCGCCGCCGCCGCCTTGACCATTAAATGACATTAAACCCTTTGGGCCTAAATGCTGATATTGACCGTCAGATACTTCCAGACCATTACCTTCGGAACTAAACCCCTGCTTTGCTTGGCGTAAGGAGGCGGCTTCTTCCGGTGTAATGTACGCGAGATAAGCAGTTTTACCAGGAGCACTGGAAAATGCAATAGGAGCAGTAATTACTTTATCGCTTTCTACCACATTTTCGGAATCAACCGATCTATCAATATTTACTTGGGCGTATACTCCCTCCGAGAAAATATCAGAGGTCGGTAAAACTTGACCTTCTTCAAAGGAAGAATCTGAATTAATCATACCACCCTCTGAGTAACCTCTAGCCATGATGCCGTTACGAGTTACGTAACCTCCGGCTTTAAGTTCACTAAGTGGTTTAACGCTCCTTACTTTACGGCGGTAACCAACGCCAGGGACATATATGTAGTCACTTAAGGGGTCTGTGTCTGTTGATTTTTCAGTATCCGTATCTGCTTTTTCTTCTTCGGGAAACTCCTGGGAGCCGCCACCAATATCATTAGTGGAAGCCTCTTGGACATCAACCCCGGCTTCAACGGCAGCGTTTACAGCCGCCTGACCTATTCCGGCAAGACCACCTGCGATAGAGCCTAAACCCATCCCCACGGCTGATGCAACAGATTTAGGATCTCTGACGTCTTTTTCCGTGTAGGATCTGGATACCGATGCCAGACCCCCCGGCCCGTAAACTTCGCCAGTATTTGGGTCTGTGACACCCTTACCCGCGTACCCGTGGGTTGGGTCGAACCCCATAAACTCGTTTATTGCGCCGACCACGCCACCTATAGGGGACTCGTCTTGTTCGGCTTTCGCGGCACCGGGGTCGGTAGCGTCGTCTTCGTCTCCTGCCGCGACACCGGGGTCGGTAGCGTCGTCTTCGTCTCCTGCCTCAGAAGAACTTGAAGCGCTTGAGCCGCCGTGGTCGTTGCTGCCGCCCATCCCAGGCTCGGGGAACGCCGGAACGCCGCCGGGGCCGTATATCTGGGCGCCGTCGAGGCCGAGGCCGCCGCCGGCGTCGCGGAGCATCTGCTGCTCATCCGACGTGAGGTACGAAAGGACGTGGTACTGGCCCTGGATTTCCGCCGTACGCGGCAGGGACGCGATGCCCCCCGAGCCGCGCGGTGCGTCCTGCACCATCAGACCTTTAGGATGATGCTCAGCAACTACAATCTCAACCACACCTTCCGGCTTCATATAGTCCATCTCGTCATCATCTTCTTCAACATAGCCGTTCTCGTCTACGTTCTCGATGATATCAAGATCTTCCATCTGTTGTAGTTCAGCCAAGGCGCGTTGGTGCATCCCGGTGATATTCTTAAGACCGATATACCGAACTACATTAGCAGGTAGGACATACTCACCTGTGGATAGATAAGCAGGAATATCGTCTGCTACTTCTTCTGGTGTTGCACCTGGGGGTGGATCAGGTACATCGTCATCGTCATCTTCTTTGACAAACTCGACTTCCTTTTCGACTGAACCACCTTCTGCTTTTTCTAAAACCGCAGGGCCTTGATCTTCTAAATTAGAACCTGGGGCGGGCTCTACAAATCCGTAATCTTCAACGGGTGGAGGAGTCAGTGTACGCCTATCCGGGTTGTAAATTAAATTTCTTTTTTCTAATTCTTCAGGTGGATAGATCACTCCTGTACTTAGCTGAGGCGTTAATTCTCTATCAACAACGCCAAACCGTGTAGGCATCTGATCTACGACTACAGGAGTTTTACCCTTACTCAACTCTTTTACAAGTTCAACAGCAGACTTAATAAAATCGTCTTTTGTCTCAAACTGTTTTGCTAAAGCTGCACCGACCTGATAATTAACGATATCTATATTGGCTTCTTCGATTGACTGGTCATAATAACTTTTTCTGTATTTATCTTCGGAGTTAGAGTCTAGCAATCTCTGTGCGTAAATCTGGATCTTTTCGAACAACTCTGTTCCCTGTAAAAGGGGTTGAGTAAAGTCCTTACCAATATATTTTAGAAGTCCGGCACCTAAAATATGTCTAAGAGTGTCAACTTCTCTTTCGTTCAATCTGTACTTTTTAGCCTCCGACGTAGCTTCTTGAGAACTTTCGTACACCCCGAGTTGTTGCGCTACCATATCCCGGAGCTTTCTCGCGGATGCACGTGATCCTCCTGTAGTTGCTAATGAATAAACATCCCTTGCCGCGTCGGCTACGTTGAAAGATGGTGTTTTTGTCTGACTAGGACGGGGAGTAGGGAGGGGCGGAGTATCTGTCCGACCGGGACGGGGAGTAGGGAGGGGCGGAGTATCTGTCCGACCGGGACGGGGAGTAGGGAGGGGCGGAGTATCGTTCGAACTACTTGACTGTTGTTCTTCTTCTAAACCTAACAGACGACGTAGTTTATCACCTACACTTTCTGCAACCCCTTCTAGAGTGTCTACAGTTTCACTTACATATTCAGAGGCAGTATCGTAAGCATCACCAACATACTCACCTACTGTGTCTAGGAATCCAGGTTCTTCCTCAGCCTGATCGCCAGTAACAGTGCCGGTATCAGAAGGAACGGTGTCATCTTCGGAACGAAAGGTGTCCTCCGGCTGTTCCCCAGACAGCATCTGATCGGTCTGTGTATCCGCTTGCATACTAGAAAGCACCGCTGAGACACGATCAGAGGTAACACCTGTATTTTGACCTTTATAAGTACCTGTCTCTGTACCGGGCTTAGGGATACTAGCGAACTGAGAGGATAGCTTTTCCTGAAATTTTTCTGGAGTAATTAGTCCTGCCAAGAGTTTTTGTAGACCTTGTTCTTCCATTAGCGCGTCGAATAGACGATCCTGCACCTCTGGACTAAACACATCAGTATCTTTATACCCTAAACGGTTTTTAAGGTTTTCTAAGGTCGGCCCTATAAACTGATAACGACCGACAGCACTCGTACCACGATTAGTATTATCAAAAGTTCCCTTAGTAGCATTAATCTGCTTTTTCTGAAAATCATCTAGTTCTTTAAAGGTCATTTGAGAAATAGGTTTACTAGGCTGTAGATACTGACCGTATGCAAAAGGGACATCATATCCAGAAGCAAAGTTTTCCTGAGAAGCCTTAGCGTCAGTCGTACCCTCTGCTTCCGCAACTAAATTTCTAAGGTCAACAATATCAACCATTACTTATCCCTCTCCGCAGAACTTTGAATTTCAGCCTTCATACTCTTAAGCCGTCTTAGGATTGACGCAGCCCCTTGTGCTCGATAGATAACGTGCGTATCTACAGACTGCTCCATAATCTTATATTGTTCTGAGATCTTTTCGTCCAAGTAGATACCGATAAGTTCAGCAAAGTCTGGATTACTTACTAGAGGCAGAACATCTCGTGCAACTTTAGGGTTCATTATTGACCACCAGCCTGTAACAGAGCCATCAGTTCAGGTGGGATACCCTGGCCGCCACCTTGCTGTGGTTGGCCTTGTTGAGGTTGAGGACCGCCACCTGTTGGGAAACCTTGTTCACCAGGGACAGGGGCTTGACCAACACCGATATTACCCCCGCCTGTACCCATAGCGTCCTGGCCGACAGCCGCTTCTGGTTGATCAGCTTGCATACGTTGCTGCATCTGCTTAAGTAGTTCAGCTTGACGGAAGGCTTCCTCTGGGCTGTTAGCAACCTTGTCCACGTCAAGGTCCATCGTAGCAGCAATCTCACGCATGATGTAAGGGAACTTGGCAAACGGGGCCAGTACAGGATTACTAGCGATCTGTAGGAAGCTGATAAGACGCTGTGACCGTACCTCATTCTGCATGAATGATTCAGTACCACGAGCGCGAACCTCTAGGTCACCCTTGATCTCAGGATCGAAGTCGAACTGCATATTAAATGCAAACATTGCCTCTCCCAAAGGACGAAGCAGATAATCATCAAAGTTCTTAATAACTGTACGGATCGAACCTGACGCCGCACCCATAAGCATAGAGATACCAGCCGCTGTTCGACCTGTACCACTTACACCGGTCTGACCATATGAGAAAGATGGTAGGCCAGAAGATTCGTCAGCAAGTACACGAGCCTTATCAAAGAGCA